CACTATCCACATCGATAACATTCGGGCCGTTCTTAACGATCCGCCAGATGTCGTAAAGACAGAAGTTCTCTGTAGATGGGTCGCCACGATCTCGGCAGCTATTCCCGCCGAAGAATGGAATCAGTGTGGAGAAGAAGGCTTGGAACTTGATCCAGAGAAGACGACTTGGCTTGGGATCGACGTTAGCCCTAATCGCCGAGACGCTGCACTGGTCGCAGCTCAACAGATCGACGACGAGCGATTCTTCGTCAAGCTCTTACACACTTGGCATAACCCGATTAACTTGGACGATAAAGCAATCGCCAACGACATCGCTCCTTATGTCAAACAGTATCCCGTCGAGACGGTCGCGTATTCTAAGAGAACGGCTTCGGCTATAGCTGCGCGGTTAGTCCCAGCGGGTATTCCGATCTCAGACATCGACGGCGCACTATACGGTCAAGCTTGCGACGAATTGTTAGGAGCGATCACATCGAAAAGATTACGTCACGATCCAAAACAGACAGAGTTATCCAAGCAGATCTTATCAGCTGCGAGACTTCCGTTCGGAGATGGTGGGTGGACTATCGGGCGGAGAGCTTCGCAGTCGACTGTCTGCGCGACGGTTGCGACTGCCTTAGTCACGCATTACGCGACACGCCCGCCGATGGATCTTGACATCATGGTCGGATAGATGTAAAGGTTTCTCTAGAATTGCGACATGGGATTATTCGATCTATTCGTTCCGAAAGTTAACGCTGCGTCTCCAGCTTCTATCAGTATCGACGCGGCGGAATCGCTGTACCCAGTTAATACTCTTAACTCTCTCGGCGGCTATTACTTCATGGGCAATCAGACTGCTACTCGTACGGAAGCGATGGGCGTTCCAGCTCTAGCTCGCGCGCGTAACATAATCTGCACGACTATCGGATCTTTCGGAATGCACACTCGTAACGTCGCAACAGGCGAGAAGGTGCAACAGCCGCGAGTTATCAATCAGCCAGATCCGCGAATCGCTGGTTCTGCGTTCTGGTCATGGTTAGCAGAAGACATTCTGTTCTATGGTTACGGATACGCGCGTGTTATGCAACGCTACGCCGACACTGGACGTATTCAGGCGATGGAAAGAATCGATCCGCTTCGTGTAACAGTTACAACTAATGGCAACGGAACAGAGATCGACGGTTACGCTGTCGATGGAATCACAATAGATCCGAGCGAACTGGTCGTCTTTACTGGACTCGATGAAGGAATCTTAAATCGCGCTGGCCGCACTATCCGCGCAGCTTCGGCGTTAGAAAAAACAGCGTACGACTTCGCTATCGATCCAAATCCTCAAACAATCTTAAAGAACTCTGGCGTAGCACTTCCGAAAGATCGTGTAGCTGCGTTAATTGCAGCATTTAAGAATCGTACTTCTAAAGCTGTTACATTCTTAAACGGAGACGTATCGATCGAGACTGTCGGTTATGATCCTAAAAACTTACAGCTCAACGAAGCTCGCGGTTACTTAGCCCTGGAGTTATGTCGCGCGGCCGGGCTTCCAGCTTACTTCGCAAGTGCAGAGCCGAACAGTTTTACTTACTCCAACGCACTAAGCGAACGTCGTTCACTAATTGATTATTCGCTTCGTCCGCTTATGACAGCGATCGAACAGCGAATGTCTTTATCGGACTTTACGCCCTTGGGTCAGGACGTGAAGTTCGATCTAGACGACTTCTTACGCGGTAATCCACTAGAACGCGCGCAGGTTTACGAAATCCTAAATCGAATCGGTGCTATGTCGATCGATGAAATACGAGAAGAAGAGGATCTACTTCTATGAAAATCACTACACCAATGAACATCACAGCGGCAGATTCTAACTCGCGCACTATTAGCGGGCGGATCGTCGCATTCGAGGAAGAGGCTAACGCTTCTACTGGGAAGGTCGTCTTCGCAAAAGGTTCGATCGCTCCAGCTAGTGTAAAACTTAATTTAGAACACGATCGCACTCGTCCAATCGGAAAAACTATGGACATGACACTAAACGAAGATTCGATCGACGCAGTTTTTAAGATTACGAACACTACGGCGGGAACGGACGCGCTTACGGAAGCGATGGACGGACTTCGCGATGGATTCTCTATCGAGTTAGCTGTCGATGATTACATCATGCAGAAGGACGGGACTATGCGCGTTCTTGCTGGAGAATTAACAGGAGTAGCACTCGTTACAGAGCCAGCGGTTAGATCCGCTCGCGTAAGCGAAGTAGCTGCAACAGAAGGCGAAGAAGTCGCCGAAGAGATCTCCGATTCCACAGTGGAAGAGGAAGTAACACCAACAACAGAAGGAGACGAAGTGGACAACACCGTCACAAACGCGGAAACCGTCGAGACGGTCGAAGCTGCTCAGTCAACAACAGCCGCAGCGAAGCCAATCGTAGGCGGATCATTTACTAAGCCACGCTTGGAGTTCACAGCTGCCAAGTATGTCGAAAACACAATTCGCGCAGCGATGGGCGACGATCAAGCTCGCCAGTACGTTCTCGCAGCCGATAACACAACAGATAACGCGGGTCTCGTACCTACACGCCAGATGGCAGAAGTAGTTAACGGACTATCTACAACTATCCGACCATCAATCGACGCAATCTCTCGCGGAACTCTTCCAGACGCGGGCATGACTTTCGAGATCCCTAAGATCACGCAAGCTCCTACTGTGGCAGTAGTCGCAGAAGATGGCGCGCCATCGGATACAGACCAGAACGCCGCGTTCATTACAGTGGACGTAAAAAAGTTCAGTGGCTCCCAGACATTTTCTGTAGAGCTACTCGATCGCACGTCTCCAGCGTTCTTCGATGAGCTAATCCGTAACATGGCAGCAGCTAAGGCTAAGGCCGAGAATGCTTACGTTAACGGTCTTCTAATCTCAGGCTCAACGACAGACGCGACTACAGTCGCAACTTATCCGACAGCCGCAGAGCTTCTCGGAATTATCTCTCGCGGAGCTGCTTCTGTTTATGCAGCTACAGCTGGACTTCCACGTCCTTTCGCGAAATCACTTATCGCATCGACTGGTCAATGGGCTAACCTAATGACTCTTAACGATTCAGGACGTCCAATCTATAACGCTTCACAGCCACAGAATGCGGGCGGTGTAGTTCGTCCAGATTCACTAATCGGAAACGTAGCGGGACTAGATCTATTCGTAGATCCTACAAACGGCGGCGATGGCGACGGAACTCTTCTAGTCGTTAACCCAGACGCTTACACATGGTATGAAGGACCTACTTTCCGCCTACGCGCGGACGTAATCGCTTCTGGCCAGATTACAGTCGGCTACTACGGTTATGGCGCACTAGCGACCAAGATCGCAGCTGGCGCATTTAAGAATAACAAGGCGTAATCCGAATAAATCGATCATCGCCTAGTTCGCTCCCGAGCTAGGCGAGCAGTAGAAGGGAAGGGCTAATGCCTAACATCATTACAGCTGCACAGCTAAGATCCGTCTTAGGCGTTAGCTCTTCTCTCTACGACGATGCTTACTTAAACGACATCATCGACACCGCAGAACAGGCGATTCTTCCGCTGCTTATTCAGAACTCGACAGCTGTAATCGAGTACGAATTAAAAGATAACGTAGCGATCTTCTACACTCGACGCGTTCACACTTTCGTCGTCGGACAGTCGATCGTCGTAACTGGTCTTCCAGCTCCATTTACAGCCACTCACACTCTTACAGTAGTTACAGACAGTTCGTTCTCCGCAGCTCTTACGAGCGCAGACGTAACTCGTCGCCAGATCATTCCAAACGGAACGGCAACTCTTAGCGGTTATTCAGCTGCGACTCTTTACGTCGGAAACTCATCAATCGAGTCCGCTATCTACGCCGTATCTATCGAAGTCTTCCAATCACGCACAGCCGCGGGCGGTCAGATCGAAGGTCTGGACTTCCAGAGTTCTCCGTATCGAATGGGCCGCAGCTTGCTAAATCGAGTTATTGGGCTTCTTGGTAATTACATCGATGTCGACACGATGGTCAGCTAATGCCAGCTTCTTCGATTCTTACAAGCGTTCGCACTCCGTTAAAGACAGCCATCCAAGGCGTAGCGGCTAACACTTACGACTCCGTTCCAGAAGCTCCCATCGTTCCGTTCGCAGCGGTTACTCCGAGCGTTCCTTATCTTCAGCCGACGTTCCTAGGTAAGTCGAACGTAAAGCTAAAAGTAAATCTAGTAGTAAGCGTAGGCGTAGCGATCTACGATAATCAGAGCGCACTCGATAACTGGGAGAAGCTCGTAATAAGCATTCTGGCGGCCGTTCCGTCAGGGTATGAAGTCGGAGACGTATCGAATCCGATTCCGTTAACGATAGGCGCATCAGAGATTCTCGCGGGCGAGATTCAGCTGTCAACCTATTACACACAAACAAACTAAGGAGAAACAATGGCCACGACCGTCATTACTGGACGCGATCTCGCTATGACGATCGCGACAAAGAACTACGACGAGCAAGCGACAAGCGCGACACTTTCAGCGGATGTCACTATCGAAACTTACGACACACTTTACTCGAAGGCTTATAAGTCGATCGATTCACAGTGGACGTTCGATGTCGAGATGCTCGCAGACTGGGGCGCAACAGATTCACTCTGCGAAGCTCTCTGGTCAGCTGCGGAGTCAGCACCTAACACAGCTCTAGCGGTATCGCTCACAGCTGTAACAGGCGCAGTCTTTAGCTTTAACGTTCTGCCACTATTTCCAAGCGTGGGCGGATCATCGCCAGACGCTCAGACTGTTAGCATGAGCTTTACAGTTATTGGAACACCTACAGAGACATTTAGCTAATAAATAGAATCGGGAGCAAAGAATGAAGCTAGAACTAGAAGTCCAGTACCTATCGGGTGACGTCGCTACTTATGTGGCAGCTCTTCCAGAATGGGTAAAGTGGGAACGAAAGTTTAACGCCACAGTAAACGAAGCAGAATCGAAGCTAGGTCTCGAAGGGCTTACATTCTTGGCTTATCACGCTATGAAGCGCGAAGCAGCTGGGAATCCTGTTAAGCCTTTCGAGATCTGGGTCGAAACTGTAGAAGTAATTAACAGTAAGAAGTCAGACCCAAAAGCTGGCCCGTCGGAAGCTTAAATCGGATTCGGATAGAGATCGCGATAGCGACTCGAATCCCTATGAGCGAATGGCAGACGGCGGAAGATTTACTCACAGCTATAGAGATCTTGGAGAGGCAGAATGGCAGATAAAAGCGGCCGCGGCACTTATGCCATTACTGTCGATCCTTACGAGTTTAAGAATCTGCTCGGGCTTCTGGGTTCATTCCCCGCGGAGTACCAGCAGCTAGTTCGTGATCGCGCTCAGCCTATGTCCCAGAGACTAGCGGGCCAGCTCATGATGAGCGGACTGTCTGCTCCAGCTCCACAGACGAAGCTAGTAGTCCAGACGATCAAGTCTCCACGCGATCGTCTTATTCGCGTCGACATCGGTGGCCCTAAGAAGGTTGGTAGACCTTACGGCGGAGAAGCTTCTAAGAGTGGTAAAGGCGCGAAAGTTCGGCGACAAGCTGCGCCAGCGGGCGCGCTGTTATGGGGAACAGAGTACGGATCGCATGGCGGCGTGGACTCAATCGGCCGAACATTTACGAACAGATTTAAGACTCCCTACAATAAGCGCGGCTACTGGATCGCTCCAGCGGTCGACTTCTATGTCCCAGTCGTAGCTCGCGAGTATTCGCTTATGGTTCAGCAGATCGCTAAAGAATTGAGACTCAACTAATGGCGGGCATTCCAAAGATAAAGATAACTTTCGACGCGGACTTCGACGAACTAAAGAAGGGCGTCAAAGGCGCGCAGAATGAAGTCGAAGGCTTCGGATCTAAGATGGGCGGATTCGCTAAGAAGGCGGGAGCTGCGTTCGCTGTAGCTGGAGCGGCTGCGGCTGCTTATGCTGGAGTTCTTCTCGTCGATGGCGTTAAGTCTGCGATCGAAGACGAAGCGGCTCAGGCTAAACTCGCAACGACCTTAAAGAACGTCACAGATGCAACAGACGACCAGATTAAAGCTGTCGAAGATTACATAACTCAGACGGCACTGGCTAACGGAATTACGGACGACCAACTTCGTCCATCGCTCGATCGCTTGATTCGCTCAACTAAGGACGCGACCAAGGCACAAGAACTCCAGAGCCTAGCTCTAGACATCGCAGCGGGAACAGGTAAAGATCTAAAGACTGTCTCCGAAGCTCTAGGTAAAGCCTACGACGGCAATTTAGGCGCACTAAAGAAGCTCGGCGTCGGCATCGATGACTCCATCATTAAGTCCAAGAACTTCGACGCTGCTGCAGCTGCGCTCTCTAAGACTTTCGAGGGCCAAGCTTCTAAGCAAGCCGAGACATTCCAAGGAAAGATGGCTCGTCTCACTGTTGCATTCGATGAAGCGAAAGAGACCGTAGGTTCTTACGTTCTAGACGCTCTTACTCCGCTGGTTAGTTCTTTCGTCGATAAGGGAATCCCAGCTATTCAGGACTTTGCTAAGAATCTGGGCGAGACCCTTGGGCCAGCATTCGGTCAGATCTTTAAGGTGATCCGCGACGATTTACTTCCGATCTTAACTTCTTGGTGGAAGTTCCTTTATAACGAAGTAATCCCAGCGATCGGTAAAGTAGTCGGCCCGATCCTAGAAGGACTCAGATCCGCATTCGACAAGATTAAGAAGGCGATCTCGGATAACTCGACAGAGCTAGAGCCATTCTACGGATTCTTAAAACAGGTCTGGACTTTCATCGATAAGTATTTAGCTCCTATTCTTGGCGGAGTATTTAAGACAGCACTCGAAGGAATTGGAACGATCGCCGCTGGCTTGGTTACTACGTTCTCTAAACTGGTCGGATTCTTAACAGGTACTTATAACGCTGTTAAAAAGATTATCGACTTCATTAAGAATAATCCTGTTACTAACTTCTTCGATGGCGGAGCTAAAGGTCTTAAAGCTTCGGTAGTCCCAGAAGAGATCGTCGTCGTCCCAGACGTTAGCGGATTCGAGACGGCGACGCCTACATCGGTGTTCGCTCCATCTGCCGATTCTCCGACATTTACAGGCGCGCCGCTAGGAGCTTATTCTCCAGCGATGCAAGCGGCGATCTTACGTCGTGAAGAATTAAAGGCCGAGACCGAGAGACTTCGTAAAGCTAGAGAAGACGCGGCAGCTGCTCGATTAGCAGCTACAGGCGGAGAATCTACAGCGGCTCGAATCACTGTAAACATGGGCGTCGTCGGAGATCCAGAGTCGGCAGCTCGTACGATCATCGATGTAGTTAATAAATCCCAAGCGCGCGGCACTTTAGGCGCGGGAGCGTTCTTAACAGTATGACCCTATGGACTCCAGTCTGGAGCGTTCTTATCGATGGAGTCGAGTATAAGAACATAACTCTGGCAAATCTCACTATCGAATCTGGCCGCCGCGACATCTATCAGCAAGCGGTAGCGGGCTACTGTAGTTTATCCGTCCTTAACATCGACGACGATCCGATCACTGTAGAGATTAACTCTGGGATAACTGTCTTCGTGCAGAACTCGACAGCTACTCCAGTGGCAATCTTTGGCGGCAGTGTGAGCGACATTCTTACGACAGTCGAAAGATCGGGAACTGGCGGACTTGTCCAGACTATTAGCATTACAGCACTTGGCGCACTTTCACGTCTTCCGAAAGTATTAACCGAAGGCGTACTAGCTAAAGACTTCGAGGGCGATCAGATCTACGACGTACTCGATGGCATTCTTTACGGAGCTTGGAATGAAGTTCCCGCCGCTCTTACTTGGGCCGCTTACAATCCGACGACGACATGGGTTAACGCGGAGAACAGCGGAGTCGGAGAGATCGATCGCCCAGGCAATTACGAACTCACTTCGAGAGCTAGTGACATTACGGACGCTTATTCTTTAGTCGCAGCTTTAGCCACGTCTGGACTCGGTTACATTTATGAGGACGGTCAGGGGCGAATCGGGTACGCAGACAGCACACATCGCGGAACTTATCTGGCCACGAATGGTTATGTCGAGCTTTCAGCCTTAGACGCTTATTCCAGTGGCTTACAGACATCGACCAGATCAGGCGACGTTCGTAATGAAGTAACGATTACTTATAAGAACGGCGATCAACACACAGCAAGCGACGCCGCTTCTATCGCGACCTATGGATCACTAGCCCAGAACATCGTTACGACACTGGAGAACGGCGCAGACGCGACCAGCCAAGCGAACTTCTATCTAGCTCTTCGCGCTTACCCTAGAGCTAACTTCGAGTCGATTCGCTATCCACTGGGTAGCCCTAACGTGACGGATTCAGACAGAGATTCCCTTATCGGTGTCTTTATGGGAATGCCAGTAAACATTACGGACTTACCTGTAAACATGGGAACGAACTTCCAAGGCTTCGTAGAAGGCTGGAGATTCTCAGCTGGTTATAACTCTCTGGCGGTCGATCTTTACGTTACTCCATTGGCTTATTCACTTGATGCGGCTCGATGGAATGACGTGTCGGCTTCCGAAACTTGGAACACTCTTAGCCCTACACTTATCTGGTTAAACGCGCTTATCGTCGCATAAAGGAGAAAACATGGCAACAACTACACCGAACTTTGGGTGGAGCGTTCCGACTTCGACCGATTTGGTAAAAGACGGCGCGACAGCGATCGAGACACTTGGCGACGCTATCGACGCTTCTTTAGTAGATCTTAAAGGTGGCACTACTGGCCAAGTCTTATCGAAGAACTCGAATACAGACATGGACTTCACTTGGGTAACGGATGCAGCTGGAGACATTACAGGAGTAACGGCTGGCACTGGAATCACAGGCGGCGGAACTTCTGGATCGGTTACTGTTTCGTTCGATCAAGCTAATTTTGGCGGCGCACAGGGCGCAGCTGGTAAGAATAAAATTATTAACGGAGACATGAACATCTGGCAACGAGGAACGTCTTTCTCAACGCCCGCAGATGCTTCGTATCTGAATGATAGATTTTTTGTAGGTAAAAATGGTAACGCGACTTATACCGTAAGCCGACAAGCTGCAACCTATGGAGCTATTACAGGATACGAGCCTAATTATTATTGCCGATTCGCTATTTCGTCTATTGGTACAACTACGGCTATGGAGTATCACCAAAGAATAGAGGACGTAACGACTTTAGCGGGTCAAACGGTAACTATGTCATTTTGGGCTAAGGCAGACGCGAGTCGTGCTTTAACAGTCACAGTTCTACAATTTTTTGGCTCGGGTGGTAGCTCGCTCGTTCAGGTTGTAAACGCCGCTTCGGTAGGTAATGCAACAACTTCATGGCAGCGATTTACTTATTCATTCTCGATGCCACAGATAACAGGTAAAACAGTGGGCGCGGGCAATTTTGTTGACATAAGTATTAACATGCCAGCGTCTGCTTTAACCATAGATTTTTGGGGCGTCCAGTTAGAAGCTGGATCTACAGCTACTCCATTCCAGACAGCTTCTGGCAGCATTGAGGGCGAACTTGCGCTATGCCAGCGTTACTTCCAACTAATAAAAACTGGTCAAGCTTGGGGAACTTGGTACTCAACTACTGACGCCGCTCTTATGGCTAGTTTTCCTGTAGCGATGAGAGCTACACCGACGGCAACTTACGGAACGCCATACACGAACGCAATCACCGAAATCGGTGTAACGGATAGAACTCCAACAGCTTACGCATCTTATAAAACAAGTAGTCAGGCTTTTTCGTTTTTGGCTACAGGAATGACTACGAGTGCAACAATTCGACAAGGCGCAGTTTACATCGGCCCAGATCATCAACTATCGGCGGAGTTATAAATGACACAATACAGAGAAGAAGAAGCTTATCCAGATTATGTTATTCGAACTAGTGACGAAGGTGTCGAATCTTGGATTCCAAAAGATGAAGCTAATTCGGATTACCAAGCTTACTTAAAGAGTTTAGAGTCATGAAGTATCCAATCGGAACAGCTGCGGCAGTGGTAGAAATAGCACTGGCCGAAGTCGGTACAGTCGAAGAAGGCAATAACTTAACGAAGTACGGAAAGTTTACGAAGGCCGACGGTCTGCCATGGTGCGGATCTTTCGTAAATTGGTGCTTCCATGAAGCGGGCGTAAAGCTTCCATCGATGGTCTCTACAGCTGCGGGAGCGCATAAGCTTAAAGAAGTAAGTCGCTGGGTCGAGCTAGAGCCTAAGATCGGCGACCTTGCATTTATGGACTTTCCGCATGATGGCGTCGATCGTATTAGCCACATCGGAATCGTCGTAGGAGTTAAGGCGAAAACTGTTATCACGATCGAAGGTAACACTTCGGGAACTGGCGATCAGCGTAACGGTGGAATGGTCATGGTTAAAGAGCGGGCATTCGGGAGCGGTAAAGAGATCGTAGGCTTCGGACGACCTAAGTTCGTCGCTTATGCTGGCGATTATCCAGTCGTCGAAGTACCTACTCAATCGGCAGCAAAGCCGAAGACTAAGGAGAAGAAAGATGGAAAACTTAAAAGCGTTAGCCGCAAGCTGGGCGCGTAGCTTTCTAGCTGCTGCGATCGCGGTTTACATGGCTGGAGTTACAGATCCCAAGGCGATCGG